CAGGGCAAGTTACCGCCGGTACAGGGATGACCAAGACCGGCAATACGCTTAACGTCAACACCGCTTCGAGCTCGCGCATTGTCGTAGGCGCTGATGAGATTGATCTTGCGGCTAGCGGCGTGACGGTTGGTACTTACAAATCAGTCACAGTGGACCTCTATGGTCGCGTTACTGCTGGCACCAACCCGACGACATTGGCCGGGTACGGTATATCGGATGCATACACAATTGCCCAGGTTGACGCCTTGTTCGGCAGCACTGCCTCGGCGGCAGCGTCCGCTTCCGCGGCGGCCACAAGCGCAACAAATGCAGCCAATAGCGCGACGACTGCAGCGGGTAGTGCAACGTCAGCAGCTAACAGCGCTACTGCGGCAGCAAACTCATACGACGCGTTTGACGACCGTTATTTGGGTAGCAAAACATCGGACCCTACTGTTGATAACGACGGTAACCCGTTGCTGACAGGCGCGCTGTACTGGAACAGCTCGTCAAACGAAATGAGGGTCTATACCGGCTCTGTATGGCAAGCAGCCTACCTTCCGGCAGTCGGCTACTTGCCTCTGTCCGGCGGCACAATGACTGGCGCAATTACGTTTGCAGCGGGTCAGACGTTTCCGATTACGTCGCTCAGCGGTTACACGCAAAGCGCTACGCCTTACCTAACTGCTCTCGGTTCCAATGCCGGGAACAATACAGGGACTGGCACCTACAACGTGGCGATTGGCATCAATGCGCTTGATTCATTTACCACTGGCGCATCGAACGTTGTCATAGGTTTTGATGCTGGCACAGGACTGACGACCGGCAATCAGAACGTTGCGGTTGGGTCTGAGGCGCTGGTGTCTACACAGACCCACACAGGCAACGTAGCGATTGGATATCGTGCCCTTAAGGTCAATACTGCCAACTCTAACGTCGCAATTGGCTCGTCTACAGGCGTTGCGAACACCACTGGCAACAATAACGTCTTTGTTGGCTTCAATGCTGCGCCCGCTAACACGACGGGTTCGTACAACGTGGCGCTTGGGCGCGGTGCATTGAGCGCAGCGCAGACTACCAACAACCACATCGCGATTGGCTATTCGTCGCTGAGCGGGGTTACGTCTGGCTCAGGGAATATCGGCATCGGGTACCAGGCGGCGGCCACTGGCACGGGGGACCTGGTAAGCGGATCGAACAACATCATTATCGGCAACAACGCCACAACCTCTTCAACCAGCGTAAGCAACGAATTCACCCACGGCAACAGCTCGATCACGAGCAACCGATTCTGGGGCGACATGAAGATGGGCGGTTCAAACGCCGGTTCGTCTGGACAGGTGCTTACGTCGTCCGGCGCTGGTGCTGCTCCGACTTGGGAGACGCCAGCAGCAGGCGGCTTCAGCAATATCCAGGTTCTAACCAGCGGAACTTCTTGGACTGCACCGGCTGGGGTTACAAAAATCAAGGTCTATGTTACGGGTGCTGGGGGTGCTGGTGGTGGCACTACCAGCTCTCTGGGTAGGGCTGGGGGTGGTGGTGGCGCAGGGGGTACAGCAATTAAGATTTTTACTGTAACTCCTGGGTCGAGTTATAGCTATGCAATTGGCGCTGCCTCTGGTGGTAATTCTACTTTTACAGTCTCTGGGACAACTGTAACTGGGGGCGGTGGTGGAGGTGGTACACCCGGTGCTTCGGGTAGTATTGGCGGGGGAGTCGGGGGAACTGCTACTAACGGCGACATGAATATTAATGGCGGCAGTGGCGGTGGTGGTGCTCCAGGTGCTGGGTACGAGCAGACACCATCGGGTATGGGTGGTAGTTCATATTGGGGCGGTGGCGCTAGAGGCGGCGCAAGTTCTAGTAGCACTTTTGGCGGTATAGCGGCTGATGTATATGGTGCCGGAGGAAGTGGTGCATCTAGTAACAATACTACTGGAACTGGTGGCGCTGGATTTCAAGGTGTCATCGTGATTGAGTATTAAGGAGCGGTCATGGCAATTTATGCAGTTATTGAAAATGAAGTTGTAGTAAACAAATGTGTTGCCGAGCCGGACGATCCCAAGCCAAACAATTGGGTTTTGTGTGATGGTCCCGCAGAAATTGGTTGGCGATATGCGGACGGAAGTTTTATTGATACGAAGCCAGAAGTATCGGCTGAAGATTTAGCTGCGGATGTTCGCGGCTCAAGAGATTACCTCTTAAAAATATCGGATTGGACTCAAGTCGCTGACGCACCTGTAGATCAAGCTGCATGGGCTGCATACCGACAAGCCCTGCGTGACGTACCCACCCAAGCGGGATTCCCTTGGGAAGTTCAATGGCCCCAAGCCCCGGCTTAATTATCACAATGCCAATGGAGTAACTCATGATCGGCCAGCTCATCGGACTGCTTTTCTTAGCCAGGGACGTCGCTCATCGCGAGCACCTGCGCGTTTCCGGGCCTGGTAGCTATGCTAAGCACATGGCGCTTGGCGAGTTCTACCCCGCGATCATCGAGCTGGCGGACTCGGTCGCCGAGGCATACCAAGGTCGTAAAGGGATCATTGAAGACATCCCGTTTCTCGAGAACGAATACGGTAACGACATCGTCGTCGTGCTCGAGCGGCAGCTCGTATGGATTGAGGCCAACCGCTACAACGCGGTGCCCCGCGAGGACACATCGATCCAAAACATTATCGATGAGGTTGTCGGGCAGTACTTGTCCACACTTTACAAGTTGAAAAACCTGCAGTGATGAAAGGACTGCCATGGAAGACATCCAGCGGAATCTGGGGAAACACAGCGCTCAGATTGAGACTCTTGAAAAAGAGGTCCACCTCCTTCGACAAGACATGGCTCGAATCTTTGAGAAGCTCGACTCCATCAATCAAACGCTGGCCACCGCCAAGGGCGGATGGCGAACGTTGATGATGATCGGCGGCGCAGCCGGTACGGCCTTTGCGGCCATCCAGTGGCTGATTAATGCGATCGCTCACGGGAGGTGAGGATGCAATCCGTCATCAAGGCAATTGCTGACGTCCTGAACGCTCGGTGGGTGCAGTTCGTCGCGATCCCGGTGCTCGTGCTCGTGTGGTTCCTTGCGACTGACCCGAGCAATGGCGCCGACACCATCACCCGATTCCAGCTCGGTATCGCTCAAGCGCTTGTCGTTACGGGTTTTGCCTACCTGATGGGCAAGGCCATGCTTGGCAAGGCTTCGTCGGAGGAGCTCTACACGCGTGCGCTCGAGGGTAACACCGCAGCCGGCGTCGCGTACCTGGGGGTCTGTCTGATGCGAGCCATGATCCTATGGTCTCTGTTGAGCTTCTTCGCAGGCACGGTCGCACGTTGAAGCGATTCGCCGCTGCGATCGCTCTTGCGCTCGTTCAGGTCGCATCCGCCCAGGATGTCCGCACGTTCATTCCGCCCAATGCGGAGAAGTACCTGTACTGGGTGACGATCCAGTACAAGGAAGTGTGGGAGCGGATGCCCGAGCCTCACTACTTCCCGGCACTCATCGAGCACGAGAGCTGCATCTCGCTCAAGCACTCGCGATGCTGGTCGCCGACGAGCCGGCTGAAGACGAGCCGAGAGGAGGGCGCGGGCCTCGGGCAACTGACTCGGGCGTACAACCCTGACGGGTCGATCCGCTTCGATGCGCTCAACGACATGCGCAAGGTTGACCCCCGCGGGCTCAACGAGCTGCGCTGGGATACGGTCTACCAGCGGCCTGACCTGCAGATCCGAGTGATCATCCTGATGACTCGGCAGAATTGGAACCGGCTGCAGAAGCTTGTACCCGAAGACGGCGCCAGGCTCCAGATGGCGGACGCTGCGTACAACGGCGGACTCGGCGGCCTGCTAAACGAGCGTAGAGCCTGCGCAGGGCGCACCGGGTGCGATCCGAACCAATGGTTCGACCACGTTGAGAAAGTCTGCCTGAAGTCCACTAAGCCGCTCTACGCGGGCCGATCAGCCTGCGACATCAACCGGCACCACGTCCACGACGTCATCCACACGAGGATGCCGAAATACAGGGGGAAGGTATGACCGAGCGAATCTTAATTCTTCTGGTCTCAGTGATCGCTGCGCTGGGGCTTGGTTACTGGTGGGGCAAAGCTGACGCCGACACCAAGTGGGGGAAGCGCTTTGCCGAGATGGAGGCGCTCTCTGCAAAAAAGTTGGCTGAGGCTACGGACGCTGTACGCAAGGTCGAGACCGAGGCCTCTGAACGATTGAACGACCTCGCCTCCAAGCACGCAAAGGAAATTCGTGATGCAAAAAACCGCTCTGACCGCATTGTTGCTGACATCCGCTCTGGCGCTCTTCGGATGTCAATCCCCGTCGCCTCCGCCTGTCCTAGCCCCGAAGCCCAAGGTGCCGCCGCTGCCAGCGGGGATCGACCTGAAGCGCGAGCCGAACTTGCAGCAGAGGCTGCTGGAACTCTTGTATCCATCGCCTCCGAAGGAGACGAAGCCATCCGACAGCTCAACGCCTGCATCGACGCCTACAACGAGGTAAGAGCGAAATTTAACGCTGAATCGCCATGACTATCACATTGCGAATTTCTGGGGTACAATCTTGCTCGGACAAGTGCGCCCGGCGCACGTCCAGCATTGGCTCGCCTTGGCGGGCCATTTTAGTTTGAGGTCTTAGCTATGGCCACCACTGCTGCAGTACAAAATCCGTTCGACACGCAACAACCCAAAGCTACGCAGCCGGGTCTCGTCGCGGGTGCTATCGGCGGAGCAAGTGCTGCGTCAAGCCCGACGCAGACTTCAATGAGTGTCAATCCCACACCTCAAACTTATACACCCCTAACCACTCAAGTTGATCGTCCCACCGAGACCGCTGCTGGTCAGGTTGAGTCGTTACTTGCTAAGGACAGCCCGCTCATGCAGCGCGCGCGTACGCTGGCCATGCAGAATATGAACCAGCGTGGTCTGGTTAATAGCTCGATGGCTCAAGGCGCCGGCGTTGCTGCCATGATTGATCGCATCACGCCGATTGCTCAGCAAGACGCTGAGACTTACAGCAACCGCACGCTGG